TGCCCGGTAATGACATTGGTGTTGAGCATACTGGATTCGACAGAAGTACTTTGAATCGTTGCAGCCCCAGTCGAGGCTAAACCGATATCTCCACTGACCGCAACTTCTTCATACGAGGTGCCATCACCCACCAGGATCTTGCCAGCGGTAACGTCTGGCATGATCAACTTAACTCCGACCGCAAGATTGGCCGAAGAATCAATCGTGAATGCTGTTGTAGATCCGTGCGCTGTCCCAGCACCAACCTCTAATTTGTCAGTGCCATCGTCTATTCCAATGCGAAAATCTACGGCATTTCCATCGAAATTCAGGTAAGTATCTTCTGCACTCCCATCTCCAATCGTGACCGTATCATCAGTGATGCTTAATATTTCATTGGTTCCAACCGTTGAGCCTTCCCCAATAACTAATTTATCGGCAGTATCATCCAGTGCTATGTGAAAGTCTTTAGCATTACCGTCAAAGACTATAGCAGTATCTACCGTAGACCCATCACCTATCGTGACCGTATCGTCGGTGAGGGTTAGTATTGGGTTAGTACCAACTGTAGACCCTTCCCCAATAAGCAATTTATCTGCGGTATCGTCTAATGCTATATAAAAATCTTTAGCATTTCCGTCGTAGACTAATGCAGCATCCTCTGTCCCACCATCACCAAGAGTTATAGTTGGCGTTGTTCCACCGACGACAATATCTCCATTGTCATTGATGGTGGTAGTCGCAGTATTCTGAAGTGTCGAGCCTCCCGTACCATCCCATCGGACAATAGCATTGTCCGTAGAACTGGAGACTCCCTCCAGCTTGTCAGTATTGAGGTTGGTAAAGTTGGCATCTGCTTCTGTATGTGTCAGTGCTGAACCCTTACCGGATCTTGTAACAATTGTTGCCATATCGTTTCCTATGGAGTGACGTATCGATCTTTAAGTAGATCGCTTTCATCGAAGTAATCAGTATGATCCAAGACCCAGCCAGGATAATCCCCTGGAGTCTTGTCATAGATTGCAATGTTGCTTCTTACCCTGGCATCCCTGACAGTGATGTCTTCATGCAGAGAACGCACAAAATCCTGTGGATGACGGGGTTCCCAACAATTTCTTGTCCCTGGTCCTTTGCATACGACCGCACCGGTCCACTCGACCGCTTTATGTTTGTCTGAGAAAACACCACCGCAGCGGTCACACTGAAAATTAGACATCAGTCTTTCTGAATTTGGATGATCAGAGTTCCCATGTCAGTTGCTGCTGCAAATCCTAAAGTCGTCAGCAGTATGTCACCTGTCTCTCCGCTACCAGCGGTACTCTGGATCCCTCCGATAGAGGTAAAATCCATGAATCCATCTGTATCACCCAGAACCCATCCTCCAGTGTCTGTGGATGCATCGAATTCGAGGCGACCCGTAAACCCTGAGAAAGACCACCAAAGTTTCATAATTCGAACAGTCGAAGGTGCTGGACTGAGAGCGGAAGCATCGACAAGTACGTTATCGGTGATATCACCAGCAGATCCATCACTGAGTAAGTAGAGATGCACGACAGCATTTTTATGTCCATCATGCATAGTTGTTTTCGTAATAGTATTTGCCATATCTCTTATCCAAAAAAAGAGGGTGACCCGAAAGCCACCCCTAATTTATCATCTCTCCTGTGATACAAAGATGTAATCGACAGTCATCGTTTTTGCAGCTGCAGCACCATTCTGGATGCCGAACGAAACAGCAAGTTCTTCATCATCAGGCAGGTTGGTTGTAACTGACGTACCTAGCTTGACATCATCGACGTAGTATTCGATAGCACTTTTTCCGTCGTAATAGAAACCGGCAACCAGCATCGTGGCATCAGAAACAGTCGCGATAGCAGAAGCAGTAGTGTCGCTGCCATCCTTTTCAACATGAAAGTCGAGCGAAGCATCGCCATCGTCTTTCATAAAGTAGACACCGTCAGAGACTGCAAGTGGTGTTGTATCAGTAATCTGCAAACCCATGACGAAATCACTTTGAGTTGCGTCAGATACCGCAAAACGAGCTTTGAAAAAAGTCTTTTTGCCAGCAACGAACTTGAAGGCTTCAGTCTTCAGGTTGAAAAAGTCAGCATCGTTATCAGCATCGTCATTGGTAACTAACAAAAGACCACCAGCTGAAGTAGATGCCAGGGCTTCCGTAGCAGCACCGGAACCAGCTTCAGTCGTAGTAATAGTCCAGTCACCTGAAACGTATTCAGTGAAGTCGTTGAAGTAAGTGATCCACTTCGTTGGATCCGGCATTCCATAGTATCCAGTATTGGATGTTTTTGTGGCAGTGCCGACGCCACTGGTAAATCTTGTGGGAGTTCCCATTGTCTTGTTCTCCTTAGAACGTCCTAAAAAAGGACGTGGCCCCCGTTAAGAGGCCACGTTCCAAAGGTTGGCTTATGCGCCTTCCGAACCCCAGATTGCTCTCCAATCAGACCAACCACTTGAGAAACGCATGTACCCAGAGTACAGGTCGTTCTTGGTGGCGAAGTCATCATCGTTCGCAAATTCGGGTTTGGTTCGCCACAAGTGAAACATACCAGGAACATTCGAGCGAATGAACCATTGGTCGGTATCGGTCAAATAATGATTTACCACGATACCACCTGGGAATACACCCTGGCTTCGAATCACGTTGATAGCGTTGTTTGCCGTGTCATTCTGCAGATTTGAGCCCAAAATGCGATTAGCATTGAAGAGATCATTCGGATGAATAACTAACGACTTAGGTTTGACCTGAATCTTCAGGCCACGGTCGTCAACTGCCTTCGACATCTGGACTACCAGATCTTCGATGGAAGTTTCAGACAAGTCGGCAGCGGTAGACAGCTTGTTGCTGTCGGTGCCACCGTTAATGCGCGGATGCGCGGTACTTAAAAGCACGACACCGTCTGCTCCCGTATAGGAAGCGTTGGTGGCGCGGTTAAGATGGTTTGCATCAACCGTCTCAACGGTTTGCTGCATAGAGCGGGATACTGCCTTGATCCGTTGGGTTGCAACTTCGACATACTGAAGGTCGTCTTTTGCTTCCCTAGTGATCTGGAAACCAAGTGCATACGCGACGTGCGTAAAACGCTTGTTGTATCCTTGCTGTTCTGCATCGTAAGTGAGCGCAGCACCTTGTGCCTTCTCCGGTGCGAGACCGTAGTAGGTAACTTGCTGCATCTCTTCGAATGCCTTATCAGAACTAATGCTATCGAAGATCTTGGAATATTCTTCATCCCAGTCCCCGTGCATCGATTCTGACCAGACCTTGAGTAACCCAGGCCATAATAGTTTTGGGTGAGTCTGTGTGGTTGTAATAGCCATTTATTCCTCTCCCCTATACGCCTGCGCCGGTTGCTACGTCGTTAAACGCATGCTCGTTGATCATCACCCACCAGTCACATTGATCACCTATCGCATTGTCCGCTCTTGGTACCGCTGCAATGATGCGAAGCTGTGCGACAGCTGTTTTAATGTCTGATGAATCAATTTCGTGAGCAGAGATGCCTGTAGTAGTAGAACCAGAACCTGCAATGATATCGGCGTTACTTCCGATATTCGCAAAGGTCAAGGCAGAACTATCTGAGTCTTCCTGGACTTCAAAAATAGTCCAAGGATCATCACAGACCAAGATATCCCCCGCTGTAGAAGCGGGTAGATAGCGACGAGTCAAGTCTCCGTAGTCTCCAAGAACTCCGACACACACCCCAAGGATGCTTCCACCTGCAGCAGCAGGTGCAACATAACCATCAGCTTCGAGTTTTATAAAATCTCCGAGAAAGATGGCAGTGCCGTTACTGGAGTCAACAGACCACTTGTTCGCCACATTTACGGGGCCACCGTCCATTCGTTTGACTGGACGCGCTCCGCGAGGATTGTCTACATTTGCCATGTGACATTTCTCCTGTGGTTAGCAAATCAGCGACGACCTATCTCCACGTTGCCGTGAGAAAAGTCAGCACCTTCTTTGCTTCGTTTAAGTTGACTTTCGACCTCTAAGAGGTCGCTCTCTTTTTCTGCCTGGTCTTGCTCATAAAATTCTTTCCTCTTCTTGAGCAAGTAGGCGTAGAGTGGTTTGCCTTCCACCTGGCCAACGATTCGGGCGACACGGTCTCCTGGTGCCAACTCCGGGGTTACGCTGGGATCACCCACTATTACGCGACCGTCCTGGTCGGAGATTTCCTGACTGCTGACAAAATCCCAATCATCGAAATTC